TTATCTTTTCCTCAAGTCGGCGGTCATAGCGCCGATCATTAGGGTCACGGCCCGGTTGAGCCTTACGAGCGTATAGGTGCGCAAAATGCTGCACCGCTGCTGCATTCCGCTCCTGAATATCGCGACGCTTAGAACCGCCCATGCCCGATCTGCATCCATTCGTGGATCATAGCGCGCTGAGGTATACCCGCTGCGGCAAAGCTACGCCACCGACCAGGCAAGTTCCGCCCGCGGCCGTTGCGGACCTGCAGGGAGCCGTGTCACCGTATCGAGATGACGAGAATTTCAGATCAAGGCAGTCTGTGGCTCGCGGCTGGTTCGCGCATGGGATTTGAGGTCGTTGCTCCTTGTAAGGTCACACTCGGCGACGGCTCATTGGTCGAGGCTACCGCGCTTGTAAAAGTGGGGCCACCTAACGGAATGGTCGTAGACCCTGACTGGCGCGTCATCAAACCCTTCGCTGACAAACTCGTCGCGGAAGGCTTTGGCTACTCAGCGGTGGAGATTAATGAGAACGACGCCGATCTGGTCGATGTGATCCACGACTGGAGTGGAGAATGACTGCAGCTTCCGTCCGTTGCCGACCCATTTTAGAACTTGCGGAAGCACGGTGATCAAGCTGGACATTCCGCACAAAATCGGGCCTTCGGCGTGCGAAGCGGCTTTCCGCACGAATGGCATGGTGGACCGAAGTCGCTTGCCCGATGATGCCAGATTGCGTTGACATTTGTTTCTCGGAAGCCCGTGAGCTCGAAATACCGCAGTAAGATGCCAGGTTCATGAACTCGCTGCCGAGCTTCTATAAGATCGACCTCGGGATGGCGACTGCGGTATTCTTTAACGTCTTCAATCGACCTCATGAGAAGCGGATGGATTTCCGCCCATTCGCGTTCGTCGCGCATGGGGATTTCCTGCCGACATCGCCAGCAATAGAGCACCTTCGGCACCTGATCATCACCCCTCGCGCGCGGACATGGCGCGTTCGATTTCAGCGCTCAGATACGGAACCTCGTCCAAGCTTCGTTCACACTGTCGCGTCCAAAGCTAGTTCCGGCCTCTTCACGCTCAAGCAGGTCAATCAAGCTGCTATCGCGGGCAGCAATGTGACTGAGGCCAACCGGACGAAAATGCTGAGCGAATGTTCTCTCGTCCCCGTGATCGTCTAATCCGCAGTCTACTTGAATTTCGCCATCATCGAAGAAAACGATGTGGCAGACTGGTCTCTCGTTCTTGAAAACATGGTCACAGACCAAACACCGCCGTTCCATCTCTGTGACCTTCATAAGTAAGCATGTGCCTTTCGTGCCTGACATCGATCTTTGCCACACTCTTCTCAGTCATGTCAGCTCGCGCCCCCGTTGCTGGCGTTCGCCAATGCTCTTTTCGGTCACTGCTGACTGGCGCATCCGGGACGATGAGCGGCTGATGCATCATCGCGAACGCACATGCGTTTCATAGCCGGCGGTGCGTTTCAACCGGCTCCATTCCCTCGTATTCCCAAAGCAGATTTATTCGCAGGCGATCAATGCATTCAGGCCAGCCAAGCGCCAAGCTGGGCTCCAGTATCGAGTCCAACGCATCTTGGATCGGCTTTAGAGCGATCGCCGAAACAATGATCTTCCTTTCGTCGGTCCACTCGGCCGGCATGTTGTGATGGGCGCGTGCGGGATCAGCCATGCAACTGGGAGTGACGAAGAACGCGCTGAAAATATGGCTGCCGTCGACGCCCTTTGGCCCAACCTCAATCTCCATGCCAATGGACTCGTACTGGCAAGAAGCAAAATCAAACTCTTCCAACAGGCGACCGGACAGATGCGTAGACTTCAGTTCCGCCTCTTGCATGGCTGTTCTCCACGCTCACGTGCCTATGTAGACAGGCGGAACGTGGTCCGTTAGCCAGACACCGTTATCGGCTCTCCAAAACTGAAAGCCATCCGCGTGCATGCGGCCGGCCGCGACCCGAAGCGCCACGGCTTTCCCATGCCTGCTCCCGACCGCGACCGCGGTGTTTTCATCGAGCGACAGGTGGACATGCTGCCTTCTGCCCGGCTTCAAGCCTTCGGCCAAGATTGGGTCGACAGCATTTCGTTCCGTTCCGTGGAAGAGGATTTCCGGCGGCTCAGACGGGGTCAGCCCTAATTCCACTGAGACTGAATGCCCCTGTGCAGCCCTGATAAGCTGCCCATCTGCAGATAGCGTAAAGCGCTTCTTGTCGCTCTCGGCCACGACAGTTTCGAGAATTGCGCGGTCAATCTTGTGCCCGGCCTGTTGGGCTTTGGCGATCAATTGCTCGACCGACGTCCAGCCGCCCGCATCGAGAGCAACCCCAAGGCTTTCAGGGGCGTGGCGAAGCACATAGCTTAACAGCTTGCTGATTTCTTTGCTCATGGCGCCCATTAGATCAAAAGCGGCCTGCAAACTCGCATGACAGTGGGCCATCACTCAACGCCTGCTGACGACCCCTTGCGGAAGCTCGCGCCTAAGAGGCTGATGGCCTCACTAAGGTGAGGTTTGGACGATCGAAGGCAATAGCTTCAACGCAGGTGTTCAGCCCGCCAATAAGGAAGTGTCGAAGGTGTCGAGTTTCATCTACTATCGCTGACACACCTCGGTTGATCTCGTCCAGGTAACGACTGCGCTCAATCTCATATGCGAAAGCAGGCTTGACGCCCTCAGCATTCCGTATTCCCCAATAATAATATATCTCGCGCTCGTCCTGCACCCGAAAGCTCACGATATTTTCAAACACAATCCATCGAGATGAATCATCAGGGCACGAGTATTCGACCACTAATCTCCACAGAGTATCGCGCCCATAAGATATATTCACGATGTCGCCAGGGCTCGATGCCGCATCATCATCCCAAGGAACTAGAGCATTTAGCTCGATGAGCGGCGAAAAACCCGACACTCCTTGTTCTTTGCCATCATTCATGCGCATGCCCATTTGAGAACGTTTTCGGGGAGCGTGAGATAACACGTTGCAAACGGAGTGGCTGCTCCCGACCCCGTTGCAGTCATTGGCGACCGCCAACCGGAGCTGACGGGGCCGCGAACCGCACTTAGGGAGCCGCCTGGGGGGAGATCGGCTCCCTGCCACTTTCCGGGGTTGGCTCAATCAATCATCCGCGGCGTCAACAGCGATCAGCCTGTTCAGCTCGTCGACATTTTCAAAGAACTCGATCTGCAGAGGATCATCTTTGGACGGCGGGCCCCACGAGCAGTCCGGGAGGATAGCGCGAGCGACACGCCCGTCCTGAAGAAGGATCGCCATTTCCTCCCGCGCGCGGCAAACACCGATCACAGTGAAGCTTAAGCCTGTCAGCGCTTCGGTCGTAGGAAGATACCTCCCGAGCCAGTTTCGAAGCACTTCCTCGGCTTTTGGAGCCTCAACGGGATACCAAGGTGGCGAAAATTTCGCTGCAAATCGCATATGACCCCCAACCCGTTGGAGGATACGAGGGAGCAAAGATTGCCGCTAGGTTTACCCTCCACGAAGTCCGGTTCCGACTCCGTTGCGGCCATGGGCCGAGCGTGAAACTATACGGTCCGCCGGAGCTTTGCAGAGGTCAGATCAGAAAATGAATAAAGGAGATAAATGCGAAATTTTCGTCAGGCTAAGTGATGAAGCTGTAGATACCTGGAAGCCGGTGGCCGCAATTTTTCTAGACGAGGATACATACGTCATTTGTAGGGATCAGAATTACGATAAGACGATCGAGGAATGGGAGCATGAACCCGGAGCGGTAGTTATTTGTGCAAACATATTGCGGGCAAAGGGCCCATTCTTGGCTGCTGTCGGCCGAAGAAAATATCTCAAGATCGATAGCTCGCTCAATCGCGAATGGACTTATCCGATTGAGAGCGGGTTCATTGAATGAGGACCGCTTCTGACCCTTTTAGCGGCCATATGGCGTGCTTGGAGCAGTCCCCCTTATCCACGCCAGCGGGGTTGGCAAAGCTGCGCCAATAGCCAATTGTCTGGGCATGGCAGCACCCCGTTCATTCGCCGAGATAGTAGAGGCCACAGCGCAGCAGAAACTAGCTGCGGCTCAAGCCAGAAAAACCCTAGACGCTAGTGCCGAGAAGCCGAAGGAGGCAATTCTCGACGCTTTGCACATGGTCGCTGACGCCATTGCGGCAGAGGGGTATGTTTTCTCGCCTTCTGGGCCGCATTTCGTCCGAAAACACGGTGACTTCACGTATATGGTCAGCATCCACTCTGACCATAATAATGTAGCAGGCCAAAGAGCCGCGATCTGGGTCTATGCCGGCGTATATTCCAAGACACTAACTGCCTGGCGAAAGAACCATTCCAGCGAATGGGTTCGCCCGAGAACAAAATATCCATCTCCATTATTCACATCTCAGCTTGGCTATCTTTGTAATCCAGCGGGCTGGGTAGAGTGGGATTTCGCGAAAAGGTCCGAGCGGCAAGAGATCGCGGACGATCTGGTCGCGTCGATCCGAGCTGGCGCCTTTCCACTTTTTTCGACTTTCGAGGCGTCAGCAGAAGCTGTCGCAGCCATCTTGGATAGTGATCTGACTCCGCCTGACGGAATCCTGAGTTATCTGCTCTCGACTGGACATAGGCATTTGGCAGATCGGGCTCTCGACCGGTATTTGGACAAGAAACCGGGCTTCCGAGATCAGTTCGATCAGCTGTTTAACCAGTTTTCGAAACAGGGGCTGCCATCTTTCCGAGCTGCAAGCGCCCATGACTTGGCAGCATTTTCTGTTGCAACCAGGTATCCTTGGAGCGAAACGGGGCACGGCTAATGCCTGCTGCGATCCGTACCCTTTCGACCCGTTGCTCTTCAGTCATGAGACGTTCGCATATCGGCGTTGGCAGTCCGAAACACGCTGCTTGGGGGCAAGCAGTTGATCAGGCGGTGTGAAATGGATGCGCTCAAGCTGGCGCTACAAGCTGCATCGGACGGACAAATCAGCATTCGAGTGGATGGCATAAAGTCTTGGGACAGAAAAGGCGGCGTCACCCAATTCTACCTAGCAATCGAACTTGCGGAGCCGATCGAGCTTCAAAAGCTTAAATATCGACGATTTCAGGCTAATTTACGCATCAACGGTCGCTTTCATCCCCTCTCTTTCTTCGTCTACAACTCGACATCAATCGAGCTCGAAAAATGGGATGAAAGAGAATTTCTCCCCGATGATGAGAGCTACGTGGGGATAACCCTTGAGGATACAGAGGGCTTCTAATCCACTAAGCAAGCCAGCACCCTCGGACATTCGCCCCAGCGACAAAAAAGCCCGGCCCCCTTTCGGAGACCGGGCCAAGTTCGACAGGGAGGAGCCGGTTAGGCCGGCCAGTCCATCTTGCGGCGGTCAGCCGCTTGATTTCGGAGGCATCGGCATAGTCGGCGGCCCATCGCGCCAGCGCCGCGCCCAGCGGATCACAGCGTCACAGACGGTCATCCCGACGAGACCGAGGGCAAAACCGACCGAGCCCTCGATATCCCCGGTGGGATAGGCCCAGAGATCGAGCCATTTCCGAATAAGCGGCATCGCTGCTGGCGTCGCGTAGCCAGCCGTGATGCCGCCAACGACCGCACTCGCGATGCGCTGTGGCCATGAGAAGCCTTTGACGACGAGACCTCGCACCGTCCCGCCGGCGAACCCTGCGAAGACGTTCAAGAGCTTCACCCCAAGCATTTCGTGGACGATGGCATTCAGCGATTCAGGCGGAGGCAGGTCGGCCATCAGGACTTCTTCACCTCGCGCTTCGCCGCCCAGGTCGCATAGGCAAAGGTGATGGTGCCGGCGACGCCGGCCATCAGCCAGTCCGTCACCGGCCCTGCGACATCAGGGGGGAGCTTCACTTGCGCCAGAACCCAGGTCACCGCACCGAAAACGGCGACCCGAACGGCCGGAAGCAAAGGAGTGATCAGGTTCATTGCGGCCTCCGGTGCTGGTGAACGGATCAGCCGCGCTTGGCGGCCTCGATGGCCCGCAGCGCCTTCATCGTCTCGCCGATGGCGATGGCGAGATCGGCGGCGGTGCGGGGCGGCTTGGCGCAGAACTGCGAGAGCACGACCTGCCCCTGCTGCGCCGCGGCGCGCGCCTTCTCCGGTGCGAACAGGTCGATCGCGAGCGCGGCTGTCTGCAAATCGGCGCAGCGCGCGGACAGGCGGTCGCTGGCTTCGGCGATGCGGCTGTCGATGGCGGTGGTCTGGCAGCCGGCAAGCGCCAGCGCGCCCAAGGCGACAAGCGCCAGGACGATACGGTTCATGGGATGCTCCGAGGTGAGAAGGCGGCGGGCCCGGCCGCTGCGGGATCAGAGAAGTTTCAGCGTCGCGGCGCGGAACAGGTCGCCACAGGCAGCGGCGCCGAAAACGGATGGATCGAACGCCAGCCGCGAGATGTCCCATTTGCCGCGCTGAACGATTCCGAGCGTGCCCTGAACCTCGGCGTGCGACAGGACGGTCTTTGGCGTGACGGGGATGCTGTAGCGCCGGCAGAGATCCGCGAGAACAGCGGGCAGCGCTTCCCACTGAGTCCGCGTCATCGGCGCCGAGCCGGCGTTGAACGGGCTCTCCACCGCGCCGGCCATGCAGCAGAGCGAGACGCCGATCGATCCGGTGTTGCAGTTCAGGGTATGCGCGGCATAGCCGGGCTTGATGCCGCGGGCATCGTTCAAGTCGATCGACGGCGCGCCGCGTTCGAGCTTGCCTTCGCCGTCAATCAAGAGATGATAGTGGCTTCGGTCGAGACCCGAAGGCCTATAACTTCCGGCGGTCCAGTGGACGATGATCCGGTTCATCTGGGCCGCCGGCATCCAATCGACCGGGACGACACCGGTTTCTTTCGGTTGCCCCTCCCCCTTGGCCGACACCGCCGCTTCCAGAGCTGCCACCGTGTGAGGTCCGACAATGCCGTCGGCGGCCAATCCGCGCCCGCGCTGGAAAGCGGCAACCGCGGCCTTGGTCTTCGGGCCGGCGACGCCATCGACAGCCAGCGAATAGCCAAGCAGGCTCAGCGCGGTTTGCACCTCGCGAGTGTTCATTTCGATGCTCCGAGTGTAGGAGCCCGCCGGGCGGGCGAGAGACGGGCCGTTTAGGCCACCAACGCGGGATTAACCCGTGGTCACCATCAAGCGTTATTGGCGGTAGGACGGCTCAGTTAGGCTGGGGCATTTGCAGGGGCTCGCCATGCCCACCGCACTCCATATGATCCTTTTTGGTCTGGCGACGGCAGCCTGGCTCGGCCTGATCCTCTGGGGACTCTCGAAAGTGCTGTTCTGAAATCTTCGACAATCGGGCAGTCAGAACATCGCCGGCAATCGTCTTCTACCGCTCGGAGGCGGCTGGCGGATTGTGAGTTGTTAGGGCTTCAGGCGGGCTCAGCCGCTCGCACGTTAACTGGAGCGTGATCTTTGAAATAGAATCGCTCGGCGAGCTGGTACGATAACCAGGCAAGGGCCGTAGACCCGACGAAAGCAACTGCGCTCAGATAGAGTCCGTTTATTGCTGGACCCAAGCGGTGGATATACAGAACCCACCATTCTTTGAACACTAGGCTGATAGCGACCGAGTGAAGCAAATAGAATGAGTAAGAGATACGACCGAGTTCGGACAAAGGCTTCCAACCGAGAGCACGAGCAAGCGCGTTCCCCCCATCAATTGCCTTGCAAAGGATAATTGTCCCGCAGCCGGCGAATAACCAGACGAACTGCGATGTGGTCAAAAGCCCGACAGTAAAGAGGGTCGTCACCAGCAGATACAGGGTGACGACCGTGTAGTCGGGAAAGGCGTCGGAGACGGCTTTAACTCTCTCAAGATTAAGCGTGGCGACGAAGGCTCCCGCAAACAAGAAGACAAAAAACTCGGCATAGAACCCGATTGCCCCCGGCAAATACGACACAATCACGCCAGTAATGATGACCGCCGGCATGAGGGGCACACCAAGGCGCTGCGCTGCGAGAACAGCTGGCGGGAAACCTAGATAGAACGTCATCTCATAAAACAGAGACCACGTAACGTTATTGAACACGATTCCGGGGACACCAAGCTGCGGTACTCCGTTGAGAAAAAACAAATTCATACCGATCGTCCGCCAACTCGGCGGCGGTATAAGTAGATAGGCCCCTAACGCTCCGCAAATGACCAGGGCGAGCAAGAAGGCAGGATAGACACGTATCAACCTCTTGCCAACAAACGCACGATAATTAAAGGACGAATTCATCGAAATACGGCAGATTAGAAACCCGCTAAGCATAAAGAAAATATAAACGCCATGGTGGGAATGAAATAACCAAAAGAGAATCCTGTCGAACGGCTTGTTCCACTCGCCAAATCGTATGATATTCGGGTTACCTCCCCGAAATGTGGCCATATAGGTTCCACAAAAATGAACCAAGAACGTGAGGATTACCGCAACGCCCCTCAGGCCGTCGAGGCTGCGATTACGGATTAACATTTATCTACGGCTCGCCCCTCAGCCCCTTCTATGGGCCGGGGGCAAGCTAGTCGTCCTCATTCCCGAAGTAAATCGGCGAACGCGGCGTCGATCTCAGCGAACGTCGTGATCGCATTTGCTTCGATCTCGGCCTTGACCGCGGCGAAGGTCGCGAAGCTGCTGTTCACATGGGACTGGACGGCACCGCTGATTACCACCATGGCCGCGGCGTTGACCGGATACGTTTGGCCATCAGCGCCGTGCCACACCGTCGACCAGCCCGGATCAGCCATTGCTGCGACGCGGGCGCCGGTTATCATCAGTTTCGAGCGGTCATCGGTCGCGACCGGAATGCCGGCGACGATGATTCCGGCGACTTCGCTCTGCCAACGTCTGTCGGCTGCATAGGCGACCAACTCGGCGAAGGTCGGCGCGGGTGAGGCGGCCGGCGGCGAGAACTCCTCTTCCGCGAACAGCCAACCGACTTCAACTGCTTCCGTAGCTAGAACGATCGCACGCACGATGTCCGGATGAAACACGTCCGCCGGCGTCAGCGGCCGTTCGATGGTCTGCCGCTCGTTTTCCGGATCAGGGACGGTGATAGTGCTCGGCAGTTCGATGATCTCGACGACACAGCCGGCTGCAATGCGTGCATAGCGCGCCATGATGGACCTCAGTATTCGAGAATGACCTGACCGCCGGCACCGGCGCCGCCAGGACCGGAAAGAGCGCCGCCTTGTGCGCCGCCGCCAGGGAAGATGCCCGGAGCGCCGCTTGCCGCTCCGCCGGTCGTGATCGTCGGGGTGAAATTGCCGGTATAGGCTGCCCCGCCCTGGCCGAGGACGAACCCGGCAGGGATGCCGAATGCGATGCCTCCGCCGATACCTGGTCTGGCGATCGAGCCGCCACTCCCCCCGTTGCCGCCGGCGCCGGCAGTTCCTTGGATTGCCCCGTTGGCGGCAAAGCCACCTGAACCGCCGATGGCGGTGATCACGCCGCCGAAAGAGGAAGAGCCGCCGGCGCCGCCATTGGTCGGCGAGTTGTTGCCGGCTGTTCCACCAGCGCCAACCACGATCGTGTAAGTCGTGCCGGGGACGACAGCGAAGACGCCCTCGCGATACTCGCCGGCTCCACCGGACGACGCGACCGAGTTCGCCGCAGCAGTAGCGCCGCCACCGCCGCCGCCAGCGGCCCAAACCATCACGCGGACGCTGAAGACACCGGCCGGGCAGACCCAGCTGAAGGATCCGGCCGTCGAGTAGACGACTGTCGTGCGGCCCGATTGTTGCGTCAGGCCTCCCATCTGGAAGGCGGTACCATCGAACATGACTCGCAGCAGTGCGCCTGCACCCAGATCTCCGGGCACAAGAGCCGCACCACCCGGCCGCAGGATCGACTTCGTTCCCGAGAGGCCCGAAACCGCCAGCGTCGCGGCGCCGCTATTGGTCGCGGCGAGCAGGAGATTGAGCGGCATCCCCTTGAGATCCAACCAGTCGGATGGAGCAGGATCGAGCGCGATCGTCAGGGCATTGGCGGTGCCGCCGGCAGCGCGGTAATTCATGGCCCCCGAGCGGATCGCAATAGCAGCCTGTACGAGGGAAAGCTCCGAAGGCGTCAACCCGCTCTTGGTGATCAGAGCAACGAGCTCCCGCAACGGATGCTCGAATGCGGCAGCGGGCGGGATCGAGCCCATCTGGCCGGTCGAGGGATCGCCATTGACATAGGGCGCGTTCGGGTCGCTCGACCCGTACGGTGCAACGTACTTCATGAAGGGAGGCTCCGGGCGTCAGGGTGTGCCGGTCATGGGGCCCAGAGGGTCCATGCCCGTGTAATCGAAGAACACTTCGGTGTGAGCCGGCTTGAAGCGCCGGATCAGGCATTCGAGATCGGTCGCAAGCCCGATGCGAAGATGCGGATCAATACCGGCCTGGCCCGAGCTGGCGCGAAACCAGGTCAGGCGCGCCGCCGCGAGGTGGATGTTCCAGTAGTACCGGACCTCGGCGGGACCGATCTCCCAGCGAAAATCCGGGACACCGTCGTAGCGCGTGTCGCCGACATGCGAGATGCCGGCCATGAACGGCGAATGCTCGGTGATGGTGATCTCATAGCCCAGTGACGCCGCGAGCCCGACGAAGAACGATCGCCGCTGACCACCCAACATCGTGAGGCGCGCCACGAGCGCTCGCTGCCGATCGCCGATTGTGAGCGGTTCAGCGAGGCAAGCGTCGGGCAGCCCAGCCACCCGCTCCCAGTCTTCCAGAAGCTCGATCGTCGACCGTGGGTCGCTCTCGCGCTCCAGCAGATCGGCGGCGCGGCCGTCGACCTTCGATCCCCAGATTTCGGCCAGCCCAGCGACGAGCCCCATCAGAACGGCATCTCGATCGCGCGGCCACGCTGGGCCAGTTGGCAGCAGAGCCGCCAGCGCCTCGGCGTAATCCGCCCCGCTTCGCCTGATGTGCTGATCAGACATAGGTCACGGTTCCGGGGACGGCGATGTGCCCCTTCGACGGCATGACGTGATCTGTCATCGTCAGGTCGAAGCTATCCACGCCGGCAGCTGACAGGATCGCAGCGCTCACCCATTCTCGGTGGATGGTCTGCGCATCCTGCGCCACGCCATTGAGCGCGTAAGCCGGCCGAGCGCGCTCGTTCAGCATCACCGCAACAGCCGCCTCCAGATTGAAGCGTGTCTCGGCACTGTCGGTTACGAGATTGTCGATCGTGAAGTTGATCGGCTCCGGGATCGGCGCGAGCACGAAGAGGTCTTTGACCGTTACGGGGCGTAGTGCGTCGATGTGAGCCTGCACTGTCGCCACGTCCGCCGGCAGCGGGAAGCCGTTATTCGAGGCTCGCAGCTCGTCCATCATGAAGCGCACGGTGACGCTGCCGGCGCCCATCTCCATCGGCGATGTCCAGGCGCGCGTGACCGAGGCGTTTTCCGCCATCGTGATCGTGTCGCCGGCCATGGCGATGACAGAGGCGATCGAAGCCGCCATCGCGTCGATATGAACGTCGATCGGCTTCCCCCAGGCGATGAGGGCGTTGTAGATCGCCAGCCCCTCCATCACCGAACCGCCCGGCGAGTTGATCCGGACCGAGATGCGTTCCTGATCGGAGAGCTCGGCTAGCGACGCCATGACGTCGAGCGCGCGGATGCTGTCGCTGAAATCCCCGAGATAGTTGAACGGATCAATCACCCCGTAGATCAGGATCTCGCCGTTCAGCACCAGCGAGCGGGTATCTGTCCGCTCGGCGCGCGTCTGCGTTCCCGCCGCGAGCGCGACAGGCCGATTTGCGTTCGGCATGCTCTCGATTCCTCGTCAGGCCGCGGTGTCGGCCAGCGCCTCGTCTGGCGCATTGGGGTCGGCGTTCTTCTGCGCAACGCCGCGGTTCGTGGTCTTGCGCGGGTCGCTGTCGAAGACAAAGCCCTTCTCATCGGCGAAGGCGTTATCTTCCACGATCTGCGCATTCACTTCGGCTGGGTCGTCGCCGTTGCGGCGGATCTCGCCGCTGCGCGAGGCGAGGCCGGCGCGGATCGCAGCCTGCGATGCCTTGATCTCGGTGTCGGGGTCGATCATCACCCGGCGCGGCGGCGTCCAGCCGAGGCTAAAACCTTCCGTCGAGCCGGTGGCGACATAGGCGAATTCACGCGTCCAGCGCTCAAGCGGGCCATGGAACTGCGGGATCAGCATGTTCCACTGCCACGATTCGATTGAGCGATCGAAGTCGATGCGGCCGAGCCTGCCGGACGAGTAATTCACATTGGACCAGTCACCGGTAAAGCTCTCGTGCGAGATGCCCAAGCCTGCCGCGATCTCGTGCAGGGTGACCTGCGAGTACGGCTGGAAATCGCTGGTCGTCGGCGGCGTCGCGAAGGTGACGCTTTCGCCTTCTCCGCCGCGCCAGATCATGCCCGGCTCCATCTGATCGATTTCGAAGCCGCTGGGCGTCGCCTCAATCGGGGAGCCGTCCTCGTTGGTGGCGCCGTTGCCGTCGTCTCGCGTCGTGATGAACGCGCCGAAGCAAGCGGCAATCTTCTGCCGCATCAACTGGGCATCGGTGTAATCGGCGAAATCGCGCATCCGCACGATCACCGGAGCAAACCAGCTTACCCCTCGCACCTGGCCCGGCCGGTCAACGCGGTAGATGTGCGCGATGAAATCAGCCGAGACGCGTTGCCCGCGATAGGACCGTATCGTCCCGCCAGCCATGGCGCCGGGATGCTGGTCGAAGAGGTAATAGGCCACCCGCTTGCCGCGGAGGTCGAATTCGACGCCCTGGACGGCAGTGTTGCCGTTGGACAGCTTGCCGTCGACGCTGCTGTCGATGAAATCCGGCTCCAAAACCTGAAGCTGGAACGGCAGGGCATAGCCGTCCTCGGCGCGGCGCGGGCGCTTGCGGACCAGGCATTCGCCGGCCTCAGCAACCGTTGCAACGATCAGATCCTGAAGGCCATAGAGATTGTTGTTGCCGTCGGCGTCGACATCGGTCGAGTCGAAATGCCGATCGATCAGCGCCTTGATCTGGGAAGCGCGCTCCGGACGCCCCGAGCGCACATTCGGCACGATGCCTGTGCCCACGACGTTCTGCGCGATCACCATCTTCGCACGAGCCGCGTAGGGGTTGTTTCGCACCATGTCGCGGGCCACGTCCCGGATGCGCCCCTGCGCCATCTGGGTTTCGCTGTTCGCGTCCGTGCCGACGGCGCGCCAGCCTTGAGTGCGACGAGAGATCGAGGCCGCTTCGTACAGGTTCCGCGTCGCCGCCATGCGGGCGATGCGATTGCGCGCCGAGACGCGCTTTTCGCCCCAGCCAGGCGCGAGGTAGCTGATGGCCCGATCGAGGCCGGTCATGATCGCCATGTTCAGAAACCGGACCTGTAGGCGGCCACGCGGGCCCGAGGCGCAGGACGCAAGCCGAGCTCCCGCATCAGAGCATCGCGCACGGAGCGCATTTCAGTCAGAGACCGATATTCGACGCTCTTGCCGTCATAGCTGACGCGGGTTGCGCCGGACGAGATCGCTGTCGAGATCGCGTCCAGCTCCGCCTGGATCTGCTGCGGCGTGCGCATCGTGGATCAGCGGCCCTTGCGCGTGTCGGTGCCGCTGGTCGGCTCCTTGCTGTCCGCGGCGGGTTTCTCGCCGCCTTCCGCCGGGCCCGAACCGGCGCCGGCATCCACCGACGGGTGTGAGCCCACCGGCAACTCGGTCCCGGCCTCAGCCGTGCCAGCCTGGGCGGACGTCAGGATGCGGTGCTCACCGTCACCCTTGACGCGCACGGCGAGCGGGGAGCCGTCGGGGTTCACGATCGCGACCACAACCACGTCGTCGCCCAGCGCCGCCTGCACTTCCGCGTCGCTCACATGCTCAAGCGGGAGCTTCAGGTTCGTCCCGCTGGGATCGAACGGCGCGCCGGGATACGACCAAACGCCATTGGTGCGGACCAGCGTGCCGTCGCCCTTCTACGAACGCCCGAGCAATCTTTCGCTGGATGCTTTCGTTGGGGAGCAAACCCGCGGCCGGGCGCTGGGGATCTACTGATGACAGCGAAGCGCGAACGATTGAGCGAAGAGCCCGACCAGTCCGTCAATCAGCTGCCGCCGAGCAAGAAAGTGACGTTGCCGGCCCTGAAAATCGGGCCGGGCGGCAAGCCGGTGACGTACCACCACCACGACGGAACACTCTACATCAATGGCCGTCCGGCGCCGCGGAGGCAGGCATGACGGCGGCGCATAAGATCGACCCGTTCTCCTATCCGCCCCGAGGCCTCTCGCGCGAGGAGGCGGCGCGGTACATCGGCGTTGGAACATCGAAGTTCGACCAGCTCGTCCATGATGGGCGCATGCCTCGCGGAAAGCGGATAGACGGCCGGATCGTGTGGGATCGAGTCCAGCTCGACGTTGCCTTTACAGACCTCGATTCCATCGCCGAGAACACGATCGACGCGGCCTTGCGCGAAGGTCGGCGACGTGCCTAGCGTTAAACCATGACGCAAGAGTATCCCAACGCAGGCCCCTACAAGGACCGCCATGGCCGCGAACGCTGGCGCTATCGCCGCAACGGCAAAACGGTCCAGTTGCCGCACGCGCCAGGGCACCCTGAGTTCGAGGCGGCGTATCAGGCCGCGATCACCGGGCAGAAGCCGGTTAAAGCTGAAGTCAGGAAGCACCCGGCCGCCGCAATTCCGCGCTCGCTGAAAGATGCATGGCGCCGCGTGCCAACCTCCCTTCCCGAGTGGAAGACAATGGAGCCTGAGACGCGAGCGCGACAGGACAAGATCGCGTGGAAATTCCTCAGTTCGACGGTGTCCGACGAAGGCACGACCGTATGGGGCGACGTGCTGCTGGCAGACCTCAAGCGCCGGCACGTCAAGGGCATTTTGGCCGCAATGAGCGACACTCCGCACGCCGGCCGCCACTTGCTGACGGTGCTACGGCGCATGATCCTCGTCGGCCTGGACGAGGAATGGATCGAGTCTGATCCGACCTACAAGCTGAAGCACCGGCCCGAATACAAGGGTTGGAAAGCGTGGCCCGACCACGTCCGGGAGAAATTCGAAAAGCGCTGGCAGATCGGAACGACGCCGCGCCTCGCCTATTGCCTTGCGCTGTGGCTTGGAAATCGCCGAGGCGACATCGCCACCCTGGCTCCCAGCGCAATCCGAGGGGGCAAGGTCCATCTCGTGCAGGGCAAGACCGGCCGCGCCTTGGTGCTCGACGTGACGCCGATGCTGCGCGAAGTCTTAGATGCGACCGATCTTACGGGCCCGGCTGTCCTAATGACGGCTTACGGTGAACCCTTCTCAGCTAAGAGCCTGACCGGTCGGATGGCGGACTGGACGAAGTCAGCCGGGTTGCCGCCGGGCTACACGTTGCACGGTCTGCGGAAAACGCTCGGCAAGATGCTGGCGGAAAGCGGCTCGACGACGCGCGAGATCATGGACACCCTGGGGCATACGGACATCAAGCACGCGGAGCTCTACTCGCGCGAAGCGGAGCAAGCACTCCTGGCGAGCGCCGGCATGGGCAAGGTCGTGCACTTCGTGAAAAGGCCGAAAAAAGCGGCTGGATAA